GCCTCCAAGTATAAAAACGCTTGAAAAACGCCTTATAAAGCGCAATACGGAAACAGAAGAGCAGATTGTAAACAGACTTAGAATTGCTGAAGAGGAAATAAAATCTTCTTCAATGTTTAATTATGTGGTTGTAAATAACGAGCTTGATAAAGCCGTTGATGAAATAAATGAAATATTAAATAAAGAATTAGAAAAGCGTAACGCTTAAAGGAGAAATGATTATGTTTAATCCAGATTTAAAGAAACTTTTAAAAAATCCCCTTAAAGGATTAAAAAAGCCCGTTTTTTCCCGGCAATTTTTTTTTGGAAAAAACCAAAAAGGCCCCCCGCCTCTCCGTGTCGTCAAACAAGCCGCGAAAACCGACGCAATAGAGTCGATAATCAAGGGTGGAGAAGGCGGGCGCCTACTTTCGTATGTAGCCGGGCATAAAAAATGCCCGAAAAATTCGAGCCGGTAATGGCTCTATTGCGACAATGTCGCGGCTTGTTGACTCTGCAAATTTCGGAAGAATTGTGTGAACAAAAAAAAAAAACTGTTAAGAAATGTTACGGCGCAAAATTTTTATATAGTCGCAAATAACAACGGCCGGAGCCATAGGCCCCAGCCAGGGAAAATTAGGAACCAGTAAAATAATTACTTCTCGCTGTTTAGGTATTTCGTCGCAGCCTTCACGATCACGGCCAGCGCCCACCAGAAGGCGCCGGAGAATACACCGGCCGCGGCATAGATCGCGGCAGCCAGCTCGTCGGCCTTATGATAGTCGGTTAATACCTTCAGGGCCATAAATAGGCCAGCGGCCAAAGATATGATGGCTAATATTTGCAGAATGTTGAAAAACTCGGTTTTTACCTCGCTTTTCTTTTCGGTAGCTTCTTCCATGTGGCGAACGTGGGTTTATTGTAGGATTTCGCCAGTTTTCGCGGTTTGACAGTGCAAAATTACGAATTACCGGCCGTTTTCCGTAAAAATTAGCCTTAAAACCGGCAAAAATGAGGCTTAAAGTGTCAAAAAGTGCCGATTTTAAGTGAAAATTTTGGCCTTAAAATTGCTAAATTGCTGAAAATAGAGGGTTTGGGGTGCGCTTAAATTGAAAAACAAAAAATCGCGTTTCTCCGTATAGCGGTCCACTCAGCGGCGGCGCGATAATTACCACACCCCCAGGGGGTGAAATGTGAGGGGGGACCCCGTTACGGCGTTACCGAAAATGGCACGCCCGGCGCTGGTAGGCGTCGGGCGCTGCTCGATTGATTGATCCGGTAACGTGGTCAGGGTTTCAGGTGTCGGGCGGCCCACTGCTCGGCCACGACGTCGGCGCTGCTGGCGGATGTTGCGGCCGGTCTGGTAGCGTTTACCCATGCCCTGCGCATCATCAGGTACTTGAAGGCGTCGGAGAAATTGGTCGACAGCCTCGGCAATTTCTTCGGCTCCAGCTTTTCGGTCTTTTTCTCCTTTGCCACGATCTTGACGTCGCCGCGGTACTTGATAATTTGACGGGCGCCCTCGATACTGCAAACCATTTCGGGGCAGTTCTGTGCATCGACGCGGAGAAGTGGCAGGGCCGGGTTGCGCTCGGCCATAAGCTCCAACATAAAATTATATTCGGCGTCCTGGTGTATGTTGGCCTGGCCGCGCGACATCAGTATCACGGTCCAGCCTGTGCGGTTGCCCTGTGCGTCGCGCTCGATCGCCTCCTTGATTTTACCGGCTTTATCTTCCTTCTGGCGTTGGCCGCTATTACCGGCGCGGTCGTAGAAAAGGTGCAGCGTCTTGCACTGGTGCGGGCTGAAGAACGTAAGGAACTGGTCGGCCAGCTCTCGCAACGACTCCGGCGGTATGACATATAAATTTTTATGTACGCGGTAATATCGGCCGTCGTCCTGTGCAATTACTAACGAGTTCATGTTGCCGAAGTCCATGCCACCGTCGATAGGCCGCGACGAATCCAGGCGCCGGAGTTCTCCGGAGTGGAAGGCCGCCTCGCCTGAAATAGTGCCGTCGGTGTACTTGTGCCGGTCCTCGAACAACACATAAAAGCGCGCCGACTTTTTCACGCCCGGACGCATACCGACGACCGATTTAAGAAACTCGTGGAGCTCCAGGGCGCCGGATAACAAGCGCCGGGCATAATCGACCGTTAATATATCTATGTTTGCAAAGCTCGACAGATTAACAAAGAACGTCTGGCCCTTTCGCATTTTGGCTAGCGCGTTATCGTAGTAGGCCACCTTTCGTTCCAGGCGTGCAATCTTGGCCGTGTCCGGGCTCTTGGACTCGTTGGCCTTTACCAGCTTTATAAGGTACTTATTTCGGGCATCGGCCGCCTGTATAATCTTAATAATCCGGTCCGGATCCATTTCAGCGGCATACCTGAAAAACCAGTCGTATTCGCCCTCGGTAATATCCGGCATGTCGGTGGTGATAGTAACGCCGCCATATAAATGACAATGCCCGTAGGTGATCGCGTCGCCGCGGAGGATAGGCAACACGCGGGCGGCTCGTGCATCCGGGGCATACTTAGCCTCATCGAAAAACAGGTGGGCAACACTTTTGCCCGCCAGGAGCGACGGCGAGTCGAGCGAGCCCAGAAACAAAACGGATCCGTTCCAAAAGCTATAAACATTTTTATAATCCAGCACAATAATAGAGCACTTCGCCCGCCATGAGTCCGGCGGCCGTCGGCCCTTTATATAGTGGACGCCCTCTATAAGGCCGCGGAGCCGCCAGCCATTTTGCACCGCTGGCATGATGTTATTAACCAGGTTGGTGTAGGTGTCGGCCACGATAGCCAGCGGAGCGCCCGGCATGAGTAACACGCAATTAGTAGAGCGCCGGGCAATAATAACGGTACTTTTCGACGTACCGCGACCAGCCACGGCAACAAAATTTGTCGTATCTACCCAGTCGGTCAAAATCTGGACGTCGGAGCCAAATTTAACGTCTATATTATCAGTCTGTTTCGTCGGCAAATTCTTTGACATCTTCGATCATGCGTTTTAACAAGTTTTTCGGCTTAATACCGGCATCCTCTTTCACGCGGCTGCGTATGATCTGCGGCACCTCCGGTATCTCGTCGATGAAGGCTTCGAGCTCCCGGCGGTCCGCGGCCGGAGCGCCCAGAGCTGCGGCGTCGCTGGTGTATATAATCGCCGTTTTTGGCTGCAGCAATTCTTCCGGTATTTCGGGAGCGGCCTCGTCGTAGCATCCGCGGAGCTTTGCCGCATCGTTCAACAGCGCGCGCCCTTCCTTAAACTTCCCGGAGGCAAAGGCTAAATCGGCCATTTTCTCCAGCTTTTCGGCGTATAGGTTGGCCCATGCGCGCGGTGTTACCGACGTTTCGGCGTAGAAGAAATTTATCGCGTCGTCGTAGATCCGGCGAGCCATCCAGTCGGACAGGCCGTAATTATTTTTTAGTAACTTGATAATTCCCGCCTTCGTTACTATTTTTCGGCCGCCCGGTAATAACATGCGTGCCCGGAGTCCGCGGACCATTTCCATAAATTGGTAATACTCGCGTTCTTCAGGCGTCAGGCAGTCAGTGTTCCCGGTCGATAAAATGCGGTTTATCGTTGTCAGGTCGATAGCCTCGAAGTCTATGCGGGACGGTTTAGCCGGTAAATTCATCGTCATCCATGTAATAAATAAATTCGTTAAACCGATTTTCTCGCTGGATGCCGCGGAGCGTCTTAATCGCGTCGATATTCACGGCGGCTGCGGCTTCCTGGAGCTTCATTTGCGGCGTGGCTATACCGTTGTCGTGTCCTTCCTCGATAAGTCGGGCCACAATCGAGCCGGGGACGTCTGCCAGTGCTATAAATGCAGCGGCCACGGCCGGTGGAAACTCCACGGCCGCGGCTATCTGCGTCGCTGTAAGACCTACGGCCGCAAGTTTTAAAATGTCCTCTTTCTTGTCCGCCGGGATCATCGCCGAAATGTCGGGCGGGCTATTCGTTTCGATATTCATCTTCCAGGCGTTTACAAGCGGTTAAATAATAGCCTTCGTCCTGTTCCATGATAACGAAACGGCGGCCGGTGCGGACTGCGGCCACGGCCGTTGTGCCGGATCCGCCGAAAGTATCGAGTATCACGCCACGGGGGGGGCATGAGTCGTTAATAAATTTCGCTATGAGGACGACCGGTTTCTGCGTCGGGTGGACCTTAGCGCCGTCGGTTGATCTGGCGCCGGACGTGAAGGCCTTAACGTCTGCAATAATGTTAGTCCCTCCGATATTGGCGTCCTTACCGGCGTGGAAAAGCACAAGCTCGTGAATAAATGCGTAATGATTGCCTGGGCCGCTCAATTTATTCCAAACAAGCATATTATGTGCCTTTAGAATTTCATCGAAAAGCGGGTAATAAAAGGCATAGCCGCGCCAGTCGCAAAAAAAGTAAATACAGGCTTCAGGCTTAGCTACGCGGGCAAACTCGTGGAATAATTCCCGGTAAAAAGGTCGGCAAATCGAGAGATCGCGAAAATTACCCTTTTGGCCGTTGTGGGTCATGCCCAGAAAATAGGGCGGATCCGTAATTATACAGTCAACGGATGCCGCCGGGAGCTCTTTAATAATCTCCAGGCAGTCGCCGTTGTATATCGTACCGCCGTCGAAGTCGCGGCGATCACTTGTCGATAGATTGAAAGATGGATAGCGTAGCATTTAGCGCGGTAATTTTTTTGTTAATCTTAGCAATTTGATACCCGGCCTCCGCGCGGTCGCAAGGTTGGCAATTCGAGCGCCGGAGATAGGCCGAAAAATAGGCTTTCGACTTTTCGGCTTTCTCCAGCGACTCAATTATTTTTTTTTTCTTCGCTCGATCTCGGCCTCGATGCGCTCGCGGGTGACGGTCCAT